TTGTATACTAATGCCTTGTGTCGGGTTTAGTTGTATTTGACTTAACCCGTTATTAGAAACAATAGAAAAACTAGCATTGTTCAGTACAGCACCATTGCTGTCCAATGTAAAGTTGTTGTTGTCGTTGGATATAATAAGCTGATTACCAGCGATAATTTTACCAACCAAAGCATCACCAGCAACACCAAAAATCTTTTGTCCGTTTAAATCTATTTCGCCAAGAGCAAGTCGTACAGTTTGCCAGTTATCTGACGTAAAAGCAAGAGTGTTGGATGTAAGCCATACTTGGTTTGGATTGTATGTACCATTATCCATCATGGTACGTCCACGCAATCCGTTTTGATTTATCAATATCTCTTGATTTGTGGCATTGATAACATTATTCTTTGAAGTGTCTAAGGCGGAGTTAATAAAGTCACTAACAGCGTTATTCATTCCACTATTGACATATTCTCCCCACTTAGCGCCGTCAAATTTAACGCTTGAACCAGCCTTAATAGCATCACCGAACAAATCTCTGAAAGTATATTCGCCATTATCAAGCTTATATCTATTGCCGAATACAAGAGAAAAATTCGTTGGGTCATCAAGCTGTACATTCAATTCAAGTAATACTGGCTTGACATACACAGCTTCGTCTTTCTCTATGTTAATAATACATCCAAGTTCCAACTGTTGACTAAATTTTTCAAAGTCCTTTAAGAATAAAAAGTTTACACTTTCAACTGTGAACTCAAAACGTGGCTGTGATACTCTTTCAAGTACATATTTGCCCTGATTATACAGAGATTGTGCCATATCTTGGATTTCACTATTCGTCATTTCTGATGTTATAGTAAAACTTTCATTTTGATATGTATTCTCAACCATATAGGTTTTGAGTTCTTCGTACTGTTCTTCCGTGAAGAATTTAGAGAAAGCCAAAGATTCATTGATTGCTTTTAAATCAGAGTTTATAACTTCAAGCTGTGTTTTTAAATCATTTATATGATTTTCTTGTGCTGTTACGGCTGCATTGGCGGCATTAAGCTCATTAACCTTGGCTGTGTATTCGGGAGTATTCTTCAAATCTCCCTCTATCATAACCTTTACAACGCCCTCAATAGCGTCTCTGTCAGTCTTTGAGTCTACTAAAGTAGAATTGGCTGTCACTATCTCGGTGTTTTTATCTTTGTATTGAGTTAAAAGGTTAGAATATCTTGTTTGTTGTGCTGCTATTGCGGCCTCCCAGGCTTTAATAGCATTGATTAAGGCTTGGTCCATCCATTCTGTTGTGGCAAAATAACTAAAATCATAGATTGTGTTTGTGCCCAATGGATTTACAGCCGATATACCAAGATTATTACCGCCATATACGCTTAAAGCCGTAACAATTTCATCTGATTTTTCATTAATGTCAATATTTTGAATCAGATTATTGTAACTTAGTATAATATCAGTATTCTTTACTAGGTTTTTCAATGTATATGCCGAAACTGTCCTAGCAAAAGAGTCAAACATAAATACGCATTCATAAGACGTTTCGACATCATTCATTAAAAATTCATATACTGTACTATCCGGTATCTCAAAAGTCCTATAAACATTCCATAAGTCAGGGTCTATCTGCCCAATTGTCCAGTTGGATGTTGACAGAATCTTGCCCATAAGTGTGTTGTCTGCGTTAATAGGGTCATAGAACTTATACGTACCATCAAATATGTTTATTTTTTTAAACGCAAGTTCCGTTTCTAAAGAATATGCTGTTACAGTCTTTTGTTTGACAATACCATCATCTGTTTCATCAACAGTTGTGATTAGAAAATACCCAATATCATCAATCAAAATAAGTTTTTTGCTCTTTATTCTGTCATAATATGGGAATATTTCTCCATCTGTCATATATGGAATAGTGATGTGGAACTCTGACATTTCATTAAATCTCAAAGACAGTTCCTGTTGATATCCTTGATTTAAGAAACAGATTTGTTGTTTATTCGGATTACACAATCTGATTACATAATCTTCATGTTCTCCGAAATAATTAAACTTTTGTAACATTATATCCTCCTTTCCGTTTTATCCGCTTACTTTCCTTGCGTTTTGATAACTTATTGTTATGCTTTCAGGTGAACCAAGAACTTGAAATGTATTCATACCGGGCACAAGTCTTGGCAGAGTGCCAGTCATATTACCAACACGCAATAATCCTGTGCTTGATGTGATTATATATTTATTAGAATCAATTGTCAATGTTTCGCTTGGACTTAACCCCACAAAGGAACAACCTTTATTCCCATCGGTTTTATTTATCAGTTCAAACGAATTAGAATTGCTCCCCATTTTAACAGTAAAAATAGGGAACATATAGTAGTTGTCGTCCGAAATATTATTAAAATCGAACGTTCCTTCAACTAAAAACGGCCCAAATGATTCTGTTTTAGGGTATTCCCAAGCCCATGGCGCATCACACACCACGTCACACTTAAATGTATAAGCATAGTTCCCAACAGTAGTGACTGTTGGATTGTTCAGTATACAATTAAAGTATACCGATTCCATGTCGCACTGCATTATTTGAAGCTTTTTATATGAATTGTGTCCAAACAACCATCTTTGAATAATTTGCTGTTGAACAGCATCGACTGGTTTTAAACTAGCGAAGCTCAAACTAAATGTGAGAACTGGCGTTTGTTGAACACCGAAGAAATACGGCTTTGGTTTTCTGTATATCTCCNGGGGCCCGACGTTCTCTAGAACGCCAGCTCCACTCTCGCTAATTAAAAACAGGCCGTAAGTTTCACTTGGGATATCATCAAATATAAATGAACGTGCCCAAAATGCCATTAACTCACCACCTTAAATTGAAACAGTATTCGTGTTTCGTTTATATCCGCCTTGGAACATTGCCTTGTTAAGACGTTTAAATACATCATTTGATATGCGCTCAATATCAGGAACAACAGAAGAATCAAGATTGCCCTGCACGTTAATATTGAGGAGATTATCAAAAGTTGCTCCGCCATATGTAGAAGTCTTTGAAACAATATCAGGGAGAATGTTGTTCATAAATCTATCTTGCTGCGCTCTAGTAACAAAAGCTTCACCTTTAAGAGCTTTTACAAATTCTTCATTACCCTTAAGATTACCAACAAATCCAGCATCAAGCCCGGTATGATATGGTTTAACAGCATATACTAAATTTCTCTTGATACCATTTACATACTTTTCCCAATAATAGTTTTGAGGGTCAGGAATATATCCCCATGTTCTTTGTGCGTCAGTCAAGCTCATTGAGCCACCAACTGGTTTATTCGTGCCAGTATGAAATATTCTGTATTTTGTGTCAATTGGAGATGAGCCACTCGGCCTCATTGCCCCCATACCAACCCCAGTATTTGTGTTAGGAGGTGCAATGGTTTGTGGCGTGTAACTAAGCCCGCCACCACCACTTGCCGCCGCCAGTCGGCTTGCTGCGGAGGCCGCCTCATCAAGAGCAGATTTATATGTGTTGACAGCGCCTGTGGCTTTGTTCCATAAATCAATGATATTCTGGTCGATTGAATCTCCGTATGCTCTGTTATATTGAATCAGAGCATTAAGTGTTTCTTCGCTATGCTCTTGGAGAAGTCTAATGGCTTCGGCAGTTATTTCACCAGTCTTAGAAAGATAATCGTCAATTTCATCAATTTGATTATTGATGTATTCTTCAAATCTACGTTCTTCTCTGTCTAAGGCATCTTTTTGCTGGTCAATAGAATAATCGTGTTGATAATCTTCAAGTTCGCGTTTTGCTTCGGCAAGTTCTTCCTCAAGCTCAAGACGTTTCTTTGTACCCTCGGCACTCGTGTCAAATTGAAGTTCCGCTATTTGTGCTTCAAGCGTAGAGACAGTTTTGTTCTTTTCTTCAAGTTCGCGTTTATGGTTATATTCGTCGTCTTGTAAATCAAGCAAATCCTTTTGAGCATCAATGACTTTCTTATAACCCTCAAGTTGCTCTTTAAGAGCTTCTTTTTCAAGCTCTTTTTTCTTCTTGAGCATCTTGATTGTTATTTGCAACAAGTCATCATACGCTTTTTCGGCTTCGCTTTGTTGCTTAGATGCAGAACCACTAGATTTTGCTGCGTCTTTTGCGGCAGAACTTATTTGTTTATATCCGTCAAGCCTTAATTTTATTGATTCATCATATACGTTATTAAGTCCCTGAATAGCATTGTTATAAGAGTTTACAACATTCTTCAAAGCATTAAGTTCTGAAGTGGGCAGAAGTGAACCACCATCTGGTTTCAATGCCCCATTAGCAGCCTTAATAACGTTGTCCATCGTCAATGCCTGTGATTTATAGAACTGTGCCCACATTGACGAAATTCTCTGAAGTAAATCAGTTTCTATCTTTTCTTTTGACTGAGCATATGTGCCATGATTGCCAATATCAATACCGTAACCAGCGGCAAATTGTTGCATTAAAGCCGAATCCATTGTAGACAACAAACTATAATAGTTTTGTTGCATTTTCAATTTGTTTATGATATTAGCATAGGCATTTGCTTCGTCATCCTGATAGGCCAACCGTAATTCCGCCAACACATCTTCTGTTGAAGCAAGTCCAAGAAGATAGTTTGTTACTTCATCATTGAGTGCTGGATATCTTGAAACAAGAGCGTCAAGAGTTTCAATTGAAATAACTCCAGTGTTTGCTACTTCTTCGTTTACAGATATTAAGTTATCATAAGCGGATTGTAAGCCAGAAACTTCTGATGTAATACGTCCTAGCGTATCGTCGGTTTCGCCAAGCTCATTAGCAACATTGCCCATTGATTCTGACAGAGCTTCTGCTGTGATTCCAGCTTTCTCCATCATTTCAGCAAGCTGTTTATCGGTTTCAGTCAGCTCTAAGCCATAAGTGTTCGCTTCAGATATACGCTTGATGTGTTCAAGAAATACTTGACTTAACTCTTGTTGTCTCTCTTGTAATGCCTCGTATTCTTCAAGAGACTTTCCATTTGAGTTATTAAGTTGGTCTGTGACTTCCTTATATTCCTCAATATCGCCAGTAAGTTCCTCGATAGCTACGTTGTATTCAACAACCGGAGCTTTGTTTGGAATTGGCAGGCCCAATTCGTTGACAGGGTTTTGAGACGACATAAATGCAGCCTCTTTGGCTCTCGCCCAGAACCCTTCGCCGCCACGCTCAACATCTTTTGCTGCTGAATTATAGGTGTTCTGCCTATCACGTTTTTCACGCGCCTGAAGAATACCTTCTTCTGCCTTTAATACTTCTAAATACTCTTTTTCTGCTTCTGTAAGTTGCTCAACTTCAGCTTTTTGTTCAAGAGCGTTTCGTTTATCGCTTACTTCTTGAAGCTTAGACTGTGTTTCAGCAAGTATATCTTTATATTCTTCTGTTGTCGTTATTAAGGCGTCAAACGCAGCAACAATAGCTGTAATTCCTGCTAATACAATTGCTACTTTGACAAACGGAGAAGCCCAAAGAGCTTTACCAGATATATTTATAGCATCTTTACCTGCTAATACTCCGTCTTTAAACGCCGAAAATGTTGAAGTTAATACTTTTATGGTTTTATTTCCGCCACCAGCAATTTCAGAAAAAACTTTTAAAGCGCCCGACACTTTTTCAGTGTCTTTGGCTATATTTATAGCACTTTTAAGTTTTAAGAAAACAGCAACAGTAGCCAAAACAGCGGAATTGACTCCTCCAAACTTATCTATAAGCCAAGATATTCCCTCTACAAGTTGTGTTATTGCTTTAATAACGAGGTTGATTACGTTTACAATTTCTTCGCTATACAACAAGTCCTCAACAGCAGCTTTTAGCTTGTTCAGGTTTGCTTCGATGCTTTCGAGATAAATCGACATCTTGTCCATAGCCATGCCTTCGGAATTCAAAGCCGTAGTTGACAATGTAGCCGCTCTATCCCAGTTTTCCATCAACGTTAAGAACGTCTCACGCTGACGTGTACCAGCAACGCTCGTAGCAACCCAGTTTTGCTCTACGTTATCAAGATGTTCCCATCTGTCAGCAAGTTCACTAATAACGTCATACATGTTGCGGAACTCGCCACTAGAATCTCTAAGCTTTATATTAAGCCCGTTAAATACTTGTTCAACGTCGTTAAGAGGCTCGCCTAAGTCGTCTGTCATTTTACCAGCAGCAACGTTGGTAAGACGAGAAAAAATTGTTTTGAAGCTGTTACCGACAACACTGGCGCTACGCCTTGAAGCCTCAGAAACAGCGCCAACCATGCCAAGAAGTTGTTCAAACCCAACACCATTAACACGAGCCATGTTAGCGGTACTTTGGAGGGCAACAGCAAGTTCTTCAACGGAAGTAGCTGCAGCCAAGTCAACCGCCGACATAGCGTCAACAACATGCATTGCTTCATTTGCTTCTTTTTTGTACCCGTTAAGTGTAGAAGTAAGAAGCTCTGTCGCCTGTGAAGATTCGATAGCGCCAACTTTTGACAGAATCATTGAAGATTCAAGAAGCTGGTTTGTTTCGGCTACGCTCTTGCCTTGCCTCAGCCATTCCGCCGCTCCATTGGCAACTTCAGTAGTGGTTGCCCCAAGCTCTTTGGCCATTTGGCTATATTGATGTGCTAATTCAGCCGTTTGTTCAGCGCTTTCACCAGTAACCATCTGAACATCAGTCATGGCCTTATTCAAATCTACGATAGTCTGATACGCTTCTTTAGCACCATCCACCAGCAAATCTACTGCCCTATCGGCCAAAGCCGCTGGCCCAATATAATTATCAAAAGCATCTTTTAAAGCTTCTCCAAAAGTTTTCGATGTTCTAATACCATCGTCCATCTCTTTGTTAAGCTTATCTATCGCTAATGCACATTCTCTTTCAGCTTCTGCTCGTTTTTCAGCCGCAGTTGCCGCCGCATTGGAAGTGTTAAACGACTGCTGCATCAAATCAAGCCGTCGTTCTAATTTACTAATTTCTTCTTTGAGAGAATTTATATATTTCTCAGTTGATTGATTTACTTCGTCGTTACTCGAATCGACTTTTTTGTTTGTCGCGGCAAGTTCAAGCTTATATTTGTTTACTTTTTTTAGAACTCTAGAATATGCCTCTAACTGCTCGTTGTCATATTTCTCACCAGAGCGGGCGCTATACCCCTTGGCATTTATAGAAGAACTTTCAATTCCCTCTCTGGCTTTCTGCTTTAATTCCTCAGTAGCATGAGTGGCCTCTTCAATAGCACGAATTTGCTTTCTATACATGTCAACTTGTGCTTGAAGTGATTGTATCGTTTCGTTGCTACTGTGATAAGCTTGCGCTTTTTCAAGGTTTGTCTCTGCTACAATAAGTCTATTAAGAGAATCTTCCAGATTGTCGGCAAGCTTCTTTTGTTCAATAGCATCTTGTTCGAGCTTTGCTGTTCCGAGCCTACCGCTTAGTCTGTTAAGTCCTCTATCTTCACCAACGTTATATCCAAGTGTAGCAAGAGTCTCTTTCGTTGACTTAATTTCTGCTTCTATCTCTGAAAGAGATTTTTCCCACTGCTTTTGATATGTGGCCGCGCCAACCTTAGCCGCAGCGTTTATGTTTTCCTGCGTTTCAATAGCGGTTCTATATAAAGACTTTAACTTTTTCTCAACAGTATCAATAGACTGTTCATAGTCCATTGATACGACGGGTTTCGACCATTGTCCGCGTGATGATTCGCGTTGAGAGATATCGTACTTGATGCCACCCTGTGTAAAGCTAGACGTGAGGGTTCTTAACTTAGTAGCTTCGTCAATTGTAACCTTTAGGTTTTTCTGAAACTCTTTTAATGTTGTATTGTCAAATTGAGGAACAATTTTAAGTCCAGCACTCTTAAATATTGTTTGTATTCTCTCTATATCCTTTTTGGCTCCGCTTTCATCTATCCTAGAACCAAAAAGAATATCAATGCGTTTTGCCACTATCTCTCACCCCTTTATCTGTCTAGTTTTACAGATATTATATTTTCAAGCATATCAAAATCTGGGACTTCTCTATCTATCCCGTTTAATGCTGATTCTACTTCCTCTATTGTTGTTTCAATCATATGAACAGGTTCACGCTCATATATAATATGACTAAGATTTTTACCGCCATACAACGTGAACCCTCGTTCTTCAAAACCCTCTATCAGTTCTCCAATATATGGCTCTCCGTCCCAAGTAGAATGTTTACCCCATTCCGTTTTTGTTGGCGGATATGGGGTAATTCTATCCAAGTCAAATCCAACTTCGGCTTCAAACCCGTCTATTGTCTTTCTAGTTGGAGTGCCTCCATTAAAACCGGGGCCTACAATGGAGTTTAGCATTTCCATTGTTCTATTATACATTTTAGGTTTATAATCTTTATAAACCAATTCAGCCGTGTTCTTTTTCAGCCTTTTAGCTGTATCTCTAGCAATGGCCGTCGTAAAACCTTTAGCCCCTTTAACGAGATAATCAATCAGTTTATCTTCGTCGTCTATAAACGTTTTACCGCCACGAGAAGCATATTTAGCACACAAAAGAACACCCCTTTTCTCACATTATTTCTTTGTCTCAATATCCGCTTTCAGTTTCTCTTTTGCCACCACAGCTTTTGCTTTTTCAATTTCCGCTTTTGCTATTGGGTCGTTGAAAGCAATGATTTCGGACATTTTATTGACAAGCTCTTTGTCGCCCAGAATTTCCTTAAACTCTTTCAAAGACTCTTTGAGATTATCGCCATTGGCTGATTTTAGCATATCTGACATAAAGTCGTTTCTGCTAAACATCATTGTCTCCATTATGAACTTTTCCATTTTCGTAAAGTCAAGTCCACATTCTTCTTTTATATGGTCGAAAATACCAGAACTTGATAAAACATCGTAGTTCTCAAAGGTAATATCATCATCATCTACTTTTATATTTGTGAACTCAAGCAAAACGTTGAAACGCCAAAGCATCTCAGTTTCGGTCACTTTGGTAACCGGGTCCATTAAATCTAAATTCATAGAATTTACTTTGAAAAGATAATTTCTAGCAATATCTCCCTTTTCAAGTATTGGAATGTATCTCCTAATCTTTACTTTATCAGCAAAATTATTACCAGCTTTTACATCAGCAATAATTTCTTTTATCTTGATATTTTTATCCATAAAATCACCCTTGTTTTTCAATGGCTTTTTTGAGCTTCTCAAGCCCCTTCCACTTTTTATCTTTGGCCGTCATATCATTATAGATATTAAACATATCAAATGAACTCCAACCAAAGATTTCGACAACAAGTTCTTGTTCCAGCCCTATCTTAGCTAAATATGTACACAGATAATGCCTGAAAGCATGGGCGTATAAATCAACAGGGTCGTGACGCTTATTACTCGGTTCTTCGTCCGTAAGATACTTCTCCCATTGCTTTATCCATACGCGCGCCGTGTCTGGAGTAGCTGGTTGTCCGTCTTTTCTGATAAATAGATAATCATGTGACACACCAAGCTCTTTCATAATAGCTTCGCGTTCTTCTATCCATTTAACATAATAAGGCTCAAATGGCGCTTTTAATATGTATTTATATAATACCTTACCGAGTCGTCCTCTACCCTTTGTCTTAATCTCATCAGTTGTTTCAAGGAACAAATCTTCATATGCTAAATTATTTAAATCAATCAAGTCCGTCGTGAAACGGAACAATTCACTAATCCTAGCACCCGAATAGCACGCAAGCGCTAATAAACAGGCTTGCTGTGTGTTTGTCTCTGAAAGATGATTGAGTAAATTGTGGACTTGTACATCGGTAAGAACTGTTTTCTTTCTAACAGTAGCCTTTGGCTGCTTCTCTATTTTTCTCACTTGATTTCTGAAATCAGGGTAATCATCGTCAAGTACATTCTCTATAAACGTACTAAGACTGTTCAAAGAACTCCAAACATTAGCATATCTGTTTGGACTCCACTGTAATTCAGACGAGCCATAGTCAAAGAAATCCATCATTTCAGACTTTCTAATATCTGTGAAGAATTTATTATCATTATATTGGAGATTCCAACAAAAGAATATGTTGAAATTGGACTTATACACCTTAACTGATGTTTCTGAGCGTTTTGTAGCAAAGTTTTTTAAGAACCTATCGGCTATTTTTTTGTTCTCTGGATTTATTTGAGAAATTAATTCCTCACTTGTAATAATCTTTTTAAATGTCTTTCTAGCCATATGCTCACCACCTTT